CTTCGCGTCGGTGCCGACCACCATGAAGGTGGTGCGGTGCGCGCGTTGCACGGCCTCGACCTGCAGGCCGTCGCGGTAGGCTCCTGTATCGACGGGCGCGTTGGCCTTGGCCACGCCGAGCGCCTTTTCGGCGGCTCCACGGGTCAGGGCCCTGACGCCGGCCGAGTTGAGGATCTGGTCGAAAAACGCGTCGTTGAACTTGATGCTGGTCTGTCCGCTTCCGGCCATCGGCTACCCCTTCCACTCGGTGAGCTGGACTTCCAATGTGGGCTGCCAGCCGGTAAAGGCGTTGGCATCGCGGCTGGGGAAGCCGCTGACCTCCCACATGCGGCCATCGGCCGGTTCGGGTCGGATACGGTCACCAAGCCGGATGTCCGCGTTCGGGTCGGCCACGGTGAGCACCGCAGTCGACGTGGTCTGCACGTCCAAAACGTCGGGCGTGCGAGTCGAACTGCTCGAAGCCAAAGCTCCTCGCACTTCCAATTCGACGGGTTTCGTCCAGTCCTCGGTGGTCTGCGCGGGATTGTACGGGTCGGGTTTGCGTGAGGCGCGCAGACGCACGAACCGTGTGGCCGCCGGCAGGCCGGAGGCGTTGATGTCATCGATGATGCTCACGGCAATGCTCCCAGCTTGTACCGGTCGAGTTTCGCCAGCTCGTCGGCCATCAGGGTCACGTTGTAGGTGACGCTGCTGCCGTTGACCGACTGGGATTGGACGATGCCGGCGGCTGCGCTGCTGGCCCGTTTCGCCGCGTTTATGAGCACCCCCTGTACATCCGGCACCTCGTCCGGCGTATAGCCGGCGTGGATGCGGTAGCGTATCGCGGCGACGCCGGCCGGGAATGCGCCGGTGGTGCATTCTACCAAACCCGTGGTGGGGTCGTAGGCGTAGTGCAGCCGGTTGCCGGCGCTGTCGGTCAGCTCGTCGACGGAGGTGACATGGCGTGCGGGGAGACGAATCACCTTGCCTCCCCGCGAATTGGCTACGCCCGACAGTTCGATGTTCGGCGTGATATGCCAGCCGCACGTGCGGCGGATGGCCGCCTGCGCCGCCTTCAGCCAGAACTCGCCGTCAGCGTCGAAGCCTGACGGGTCGGTGATGATGTCGGGAATGGTTTCATCGGCCATCGTTCGCCTCCAGTCGATTCACGTTAGGCCACGGTGAAGGCGTGCGACTTGTCGTCGGTGCCGACCCAAGTGCCGCCGGTGATGGCATTGTCGGAGTTCTTGGTCAGGGAAATCGACTTCACGCCCACGCCGGCGGCACCGGGAGCACCATTCTTGCCGGCTGGCCCCGGATCGCCATTGCCGCCTTTCGCGCCGGCCGGAATGCCAAGCGTGAGCACGCCATCCGCGAGCGTCGCGGTGGGAGCCGCGCCGGCGGCGAGGGCCACGGCCGTCACCGAGGTGATGGCCGCACCGTTCGCCTTGGTCAGGTCGATGGGATTGCCGGCGGCGTCGACCACGACCACCGGCTGCGGATACGTGCTGCCATCACCGGTATCGACCCCGGTCTGCAGCACCTTGGTTGCGTCACTCATCGGCGGTCACCTCACTTGGCCTTCTTGCCGAGGGCGACGGACACGAACGCCTTCGGGTACTTGACCTGCAGGCCGAGGCGTTCGCGCACGCGGAACGTGATGAGATCGTTCGTGAAATCATCGGAATGCGAGTTGGTGGACTCGGCGCGCAGACCGCCCTTACGGATGACCGCGCCGCCGAGCTTGAACGCGCCGACCAGAGCGGTGCCCTGGGCGATGGCCTCGGTGACCACGGTCTTGAGGCCCCACAGCGGCGGATCCTGCATGATGGTGCCGTTGCCGTACTGGCCGTTGAAGTAGCCGCCGCCGTAGTACTGGCCGTTCGCGTCCTTGGAGAGGCGAATGGCCTCGTAGTCGGCGGGGTTGATGACCAGCGCGTCCGCGCGGAAACCGGTGGCCAGCGCGATCTTGGTGCGGGCCTTGAAGATGCGGTCAGGGTCGGAATCGGTGTCCTGCACCATCTTCTGGATGTCGCGGGAGAGCAGACCCTTGATGTTCGCATCGGAGCCGTTGCCGGACAGCAGCTGGGTCTCTTCCAGCAGCTGCAGGTTGTAGCGGGCGTGGTTGTTGATTTCGGAGACGATGTAGGAGAGGTCTTCGGCCATGTTGTCGGTGACCTTCCACCAGGCGGCGACCTCCTTGAGGCTGTCGGACTCCCAGCGGGGGGCCGGCAGATGGGTCTGCGGCTTGGCACCGCCCTCGCCCACGGTTCCAGCGCCGCCCTCGAGCGCGCCATAGACGGGGTATTCCACGGTGTTGGCGTTGCCGCTCAGGGTGACGGAGCCGAACAGGTCGGCGACCACGAGCGGACGCTCGTAAGGCCACACGCCGTTCATGTCGATCTGGGTGACGACCGGCTGGTATCCGGTGCCAGCCGTGCCGGTGCCCGCCACGTGCATGTCGGTCGCGGCCTTGAACTCGCTGGAAGCGAACGGGTGCGCCTTGGTGCCGATGACGGTCAGGCCGGCCTTCTTCAGCTCCTGCGCGTACAAGTCGCCCAGCGTCTTGGCGGCGGGAGCCGTCTTGGCCTCGGGCTTCACATCGTCCACGTTCAGGTCGTTCACGCCCTTGAACAGGTCGACGCGCTCCTGAAGACGCTTGGCCTCCTCGAAGCGGTTCTTCAGTTCGGTCGCCTCATCATCGGTGAGGTTCTCCATGCCCTTGTCGTACAGGGCCTTGACCGCCTTCTTCTCGGCGGCCAGCTTCTCCATGTAACCCATGGATCATCCTTTCTATTGGTTGTTTGCCAGCGAGAGGAAGTCGCTGATTTCCTTGGCCCACTGCGGGTCAAAACTCTTTTTCGCCTTGCCGTCGTCCGGCTCGGGCTTGTCCGAATCGTCCGGCGTATCGTCGTCCGGCTCGTCATCGGGTTTGGAATCGTCCGGCTCGTCGTCGGGGGTTTCGGTGATGGAATCAAGCAGTTCGCCCAATGCCTCGTAGGCCGTGCGAATCTTGTCCTCGTTGGCCTTGCTGATTGCACGGCCGGCCTTGACCTCGAGCACCTCGGCCCCCTGATTGGCGGCGACCTGCACGAGACTGATCTCAAATAGTTTGAGCTGGCGAATCTCCCGGTAGCCGTCCCAAGGGCTCTTCGCCTCCTCGTTTTTGACCCACGCGGTCTTCTCGGCGATGAAACCAATGCTCATCTGGTGGATGAGGCCACGCTTGAGCAGGTCGTAGGCTCGCTTGCCCTCCGCGATGTCGGTATCCAATTTCGCGGTGATGAGCAGGCCATGCTCGTCCTCCACGGCGCTCAACGTCTCCCCGATCACATCGTTCGGAGAGCCGTCCTTGTGCTGCCAGTGAATCGGAATGCCCGCGCCGCCCGCCTTGAAGTCAGCGGATAAGGTCTGCGCGAACGCGCCCTTGACCACCACGTCGTCGTACAGGTCTTTCTCCCACGTGCTCGCGTAGCCGGAGAACACTCCTCCGCCGCTGTTGTCGGTGGCCTTGAGCTCCTTGAGCTCGTAGCCGAGATAATCAAGACTCATCTAAGGTGTCTCCCTTCGTCATCGAGTCCCATGACGCGCGGAAACCGGCGTCATACGTGTAGAGGCGTTTGAATTCGGCGAGCATCTGCTTGCCGTTCGGACTCGCGCCCTGCTGCGCGTTCTGCGTCTGTCCGCCGTCCTGCGGGCTGGGCTGACCGCCCTCGCTCACGTTGAGCGGGGTTATCAACTGGTCGCCGCCCGGCAGTTTCGGCCGGTCGAGCAGTTCGCGCGCCTCGTCTGTGGTCATAAATGGACGGCCGGTGGCGGTGGAGAGCGCCTGATATTGGGTCTCCATCGTGCCGCGCAGCTTCGCGTCCAGATTCGCCTTGATGTAACAGTCCGGTTCGCCCACAGCCTCGGGCAATGTGAGGTTCAAAGCCTCCTCGAACGCCACCAAGTACGGCAGCAACTCCACGTTCCAGAGTTTTTCTTTGTAGGCGCTGATGTTCGAGTTGGTGCCGGAGCGGAAGCCGATATTCTCCGGGCTGATCTGGAATGCGAGGCACACCTGTTCGTTGATTTTCTCGCGTGCGTCCAGGTCGGCCATGTCCACCGGCTTGAACAGTTCGCCGATGGCGCGAACCTCCATGCCGTCGCGCAGAGGAAGCCATGCACCCTCGCGGCCGCCGCCCTGCTGGTAGTTGCGGAGCGCTTGCACGAAATCGTCGTAATCCTCCTGCGACTCCCACTGCATTTCCTTCGGCCGGTAGATGTACGCGGGTGTCTGCGGACTGTTCTCAGCGACTTTGCGACGGTATTTCGCCATCGCACGCGCCTCGGAGAGCAGGGAACGGAGAACGTTGGTCACGGGGTCTCCGAGGTTCAGGCCGTCGATATAGCCGATGTCAAGCACGATTCGCGGGTCCGGCAGCTTGTAGGTACCGCCCTTGTTGCCGTCGACGCTGCTGATGGTCACGCCGGTGAGTTCGCCGAAACCGTTCGCCGTGAGGCTGTACCCGTCGGCGGGGATGCGGCGAAGCGTGTTCCCGCCGCCAGAACGGTTGCTGCCGAGCGTGCACAGCCACCGGTCTTCCAGCAGCATGTCACGGATGAGTGATGCATAGAAACGGTATCGGCTCATGCCGGGCAGTTCGGAAGGCCGTTTGACCAGTCGGGCCAATGCGCCGTCTCGTATCTCCTCCGCGTCGCCGTCAGCGTTCTTCCGATACACCTTCAACGGCAGAGAGGCCAATTGGCGGGTAATGAAATCGACCACGACGCGCACCGCGTATTCGCGGCAGTACATGCCGTTCACGTAGCCGGCGAAGTCCTCTTCGGTGGGCCAGCTGATGGCCTCGGGCATCGCGTCGCCCACCGTGGGCAACGCGCCGGTCTCCGGCTCCGCGCCCTTCATGGCGATGGCGGCGGGGCCGCGCAGCAGATTATTCAGAAATCCCATACGCAGCCTCCTTGGGTCACGTCATATCAACAGTGAATCTTGATGCCCGTGGAGGGCCTGTACTTCGGTTTCTCCGGCTCGCCGTCCATAGTCTCCAACGCATACAGTGCCTGCGATTCGGCGATGAGGCCGGAAATGTGCATAGCGCTCTGGTTTCTGTCCCACACCTCGACCTCACCCAATCGTCGGGTCACGGCCACGCTCACCTGTTGTTCGATGGCGGGCTGGGGGAGATGGCGGAGTTTGTTTTCCTTCACTCGGTCACGGAAACGGCCGGTTGCGGCTCCCATGCGAAAGCCCTCGATGAGATGCACCGTCCAACCGGCCTCCGCGAGCGGGTCGGCGAAGTCCACGGCCGGGCAGCCCTTGGACTGCAAGGCGATTTCGTGGATGTTCGGCCAAGCCTCACGAAGCATTTTGAGGTATTTCGGCACCCAGAGCATGCCGTCGCGGCGCACAATCAGTTCGACGTGCGGCAATCCGTCCTCGCGGTAGCCGGCGGCGGCGATATAGGTGGTCTCACGGTCGGCGCTGGTGTCCACGGAAAGCACTACGCGCCCGTCATCGGGGATACGGGACTTCGGGTCGATGCCGCGCTTCCACAGCTTCGGGTTGATGTACGGCGTGATGTCGGCCGTCACCCACTGGCACAAGACCTCGGTGCGGTACGCGGCTTCGGTCATGCCGTTGATGTCGGCCGCGATACTCCGATACGTCATCGGCCCGTAACCCATGGAGGGGTTCGCCTGACGAATGCCGTCGAGGTCATCCAGCTCGCATTTATCCGGAGCCGACCACTCGAAATACCCATAGGATGGGTCGTGCTCCTCGGCCCATTCGTCCGGCGACTGCTTGCCGGTTTCAACCGAAGCGTTCCACGAATCCGCCAGGGCACGTCCCTCGTCGACGACTCGGCGCAGCACGACGCTGCGATAGTCGCCCGCGTTCGAGATACCCCACAACTGACTGGACCAGATGGCCTTCGTGGTCTGACTGACCGCGTTCCAGCCATCGTCGGTGTGCTGCTCTCGCAACTCGTCGAACACGACGCGGCTGGCGCTCTTGGAACGGATGTTCTTGTCGGCGCGCACGATGTACTGCGCCTTGTTCCGGCAGATGATCGCTTCCTCGCCGTGCGAATTGTTGACGCGCTGCACACGTTTTTGCAAAACCGGAACCGCAAGAGCGGCCTCGCCCTCGGAAGCCGGATTCGGATTACACCAGTTCAATACGGCCTGATATGGGGCGCGCGCGTTATCCAACGTCTGCGCGGCACCGACCACGAGAAACTTCCACGCCGGCGACAACTCCGGGTGGCGAGCGGAGTCGACGAACAGCCACCACGCGCACAGTACGCTCATGAGCGTGGTCTTGCCGTTCTGGCGCGCGACCTCGGTGACAACTCGGCGGAACCGGTAGGAGCCGTCCGGCAGAAGCTCAAGCCCGTGGATCAGCAGCCATTTCTGCCACGGGAAAAGATGCACGTGGAGAAACTTTTCGGCGAACTCGATGACCGCGTAGCCGTTTGATGTTTCCGGCGTCAGTTCGCGCAGCGGGGGAGTGAATATGCGTGGCGTGGTGATGCCGTGGGCATCGTCGTTGATTTCGCCGATGCCCATGACGCCTCCTAGCTGATTTTCGCCAGATACTCCTCAAGCTCATCCGCCACCGGAGTCGCCTCGGGCTTGGCGGCCTTGCCCCTCGCCGGTTTCGCCGGCTTCTCCTCCTCGGGAACCAGTCCGAGAGCCGCGCAATATTTCAGGAACGTCGGCAGCGAGGTATTGTCGTTCTGCGGCACAGCCGGACGGGTACCCTTTCCCTTCGCTTCGGCGTCCGATATGGCCTGTTCCGCCAATTCGTCCCAATGGTCGATTTTCCATGCAAGGGCCCGGGCGGCGGCGACCGTGGCTGCGTCCTTCGCGCGCAGATGCTTGGCGTTGCGCAGCGAACGCTCCAATGCGTCGGCCACCGTTTCCTGCGGAAACTGTTTCGGCATGGAACCTCCTTCGCGCGCGACCCCGGCCGAATATCGAATATTTTTCGGAGGGAGAGGAAGAGCGGCCATGCGGGTAGTGTACCGGTGGCGGCCGGTTTTGGGATTTTACCGCCCCTCCCGGTGGTCAGGCTTTGATGGCGTTGGTGAATGCGTTGATTCCTGCGGTGAGGATTCGTGTGAAGCCCACGCTATCAACTTTCGGCATTATCGTGCCGTTGTTGTTGACGACTTCAACTGTGATTGGTAGGTCTGCGTCGACGCTGGCGAGGTCATAGCTTACGTTGTCCGCGCTGAGGCTGGCGCTGATGTGGAGTGTGATGGTGCCGGTTGCTTCGCGCAGTGTTTGCCCGCATGCGGTCTTGACCGGTTCGTCGATGTCCATGATTGTGTTGCTCCTATGCTGTTTTGATCCATTGTCTGCTGAGTGTGCCGATTGGTGTGGCTGGGTCTTTGTTGCCGCGCAGGTTGTTGCATTGTGTGTGTGATGGGCGGAAGCCTGCGGGGTCGTGTTGCAGGTCTGGTCGTTTGGTGACGGGATAGAAGTGGTCGAGGTTGAAGCTGTCGTCTGTGGTGTTCTGTGGTGCGTCGTAGTCGATGGGCATTCCGCAGAGCCAGCATGGACGGTGTTCGCTCTTGCATTCGAGGAAGAATTTCTTGCGGTCTTTTTCGAATTGGCGTCCGCCTTTGCGGACTTGGCGGCTGTAGCTGACCATGATGCCGTCACCCCGCAATCATTGGAGAATAGGTGTCCCTCGCCTCGGATTCGAACCGAGACTGTATCGGACTTGAATCGGATGCCTCTGCTGGTTGGGCTAGCGAGGGGTTGAAATATCAGGAGTTTTCGGCGTGTTTTGTTGTGCTCTCCTTGCATATCTATAGTAGTTGTGTTACTGTAGATATATCAGCAGAAAGGAGGTATCCGATGAGCCCAAAGGATTGGTTTGATGTCATCAACGGCATCATCGCCAACGTCATCGCCGCAGCCGCGCTAGCCATCGCAGTCAAGCGAAGACCGAAGCACAAGAAGTAAAAAAGGTTCCGGCTAGACCTATTAGCCGGAACCTCCCGCCAATCCTATCCCATCGGAGAACGCATCATGAGAACATCACTGATCTTCGGAATCGTCGCCGTGGTATTCGGTGCCGTGGCCTTGGTCGGCGCACTGTCCAGCAGCCCGATAGTATCGGGCGGCTTCGGTCTCGCGGCCGGAATCATGGGTCTCGCGGCCGGAATCATCAACGGCAAGGACGGCGACAATGGCGACTGAATATCTCGGCGTCAAACAGGTCGCAGAACGCCTTGGCATCACCAGTGGCGGCTTGCTCAACCTCAAGCTCCCTGAGCCCGACGCCACGATAGGGCGCACGCGCGGCTGGTTGCCTGAGACCATCGATGAATGGAACGCTCAACGTCCGGGACGTGGTGTCGGCGGAGGAAGGCCACGCAAAAACAAAGCATAGATACGCGAAAACCCAGCCACATGAGCTGGGTTTTTCGACACTAATCCACTGACATTATGCGGTCACAGTTAGCTCTTTGTCAAGTCCGCCACTGATGACGAGCCGGTAGACGCTGCTGTATGAAATGCCTTGGGGCGTGACATCAAGCTTGCCTCGGGATTTCCACACGGTGAGCGTATGCCTTTTGACGGTGATTCCCGCGTCCGTGAACACCTTGGCTATCTCAGCCGCAGACCCGCGCCTGGAATCATCCCAACACAACGTCTTGAGCCTACGCAGTTTAACCGTCTGCGCTCGCTGTTCCCTCCCGCAGACCGGGCATGTCACCCACTGGTCTGCTGCCCCAGCGGTGAGCATGGTCTCGCATAGTTCGCAGGTGCCGATTTCGCGGCGTTGCTCCGGCGGGTCCAGCGCAGCATCGACTTTGCGTGCGATGCCGTCAACGACGTGCATGTAGAAGCCCGCGTCCGCGAACGTGGCGAGCCTGGGGTGGCCTGCGCATGCGATGAGCGTGGCCTTCAGATCCTCGTTGCGTTTGTCTTTGCGCCAGTCCAAGGCGTCGATGCCGTCGAAGCAACGCCATAGTTCACGGGCCGTGGCGTCGAGCATGTCGATCAGGTCGAGCACGTCAAGCCTGATAGGAGTCGGGGGAGTGGCCGTCTGGATTCGCACGGGCGAATGCCCGCCCGGATGCAATGTGGCGTCGAGGCTGTCATGCAATGGCGTGACGTCACGCGCCAGTCGCAGGAGCGTGCCGGCGAAGCGCAGCTCGCACGCCGTGCACACTGAATACCCCTCTTCGGTCATCGTCTTGCAGTTCTGACAGTTCACATTGAGCCCCTTCCGGCTGGTCGGCTAGAATAATGATTGGATCTCATCGCCCTGGCCGACCACGGTTGGGGCTTTCTCATATTTGAGCCGCGAATACGGCATATTCCATATGCGTTTGAATTCGGCTATCTCCTGCTTCGACAGTCTCGGCCCGCCCCACGGTTTGCCCGGCGGACGGTCTCTTTTCGGCGGCGTGAACGGTTTGACGCTCACCCGAGCCAAATGGCATGTATGCCCGGCGAGGTATTGGCCATCCGGCCTGATGCCCGCGCTCCCGCTCACGCTGCGCAACAACGGATAGCCGACTGATGGCAGCCATGTGACGCGCGTCAACGGGCGGCCGAGGATTATCGCCACGGTCAGGTCGTCACCCGCCACACACCCGTAATCCCACGACTCCCACACACTCTCCCGATCCTCGATCACGTACAATCCGCACCCCTCGCAGACCGTGACCACGAGAGGACTCGACTTCGGAATGAACTGGCGAAGCCACGAGGGTTTGCGCTCGCTGGCCTTCTGCTTGCCGCTCATACCTTTCCCTATTCCTCAATTCCGTAGATTCTGAATTTCGTACCGCATTCCCGGCACTCCTCAACACTGCCGATAATCTCGTCATCACGGGTACTCTTTTCGTAGCCGTATGAGTGGCCGCATTCAGGACAATCGACAGTGATGTAGCATGTTCTCTCCGCCCATACCGACTCCAATTTGTCGCTCATTCTTCCGTTGCCTTTCCTCGAAACTGTTGTATTTGGCTTTGAACGTCAGGGTCGCTTAAATCGATTGGCTCTTCTTTTCCTCGTGACATCTGTCGCATACTGGGTCAAGCGTGTGGAACAGCACCGGCCGTGCACCATAGGCTCGGCACGTGCCATGCCATGATTTCGCCCTACCGTGCCGGAACTTCCAGCAAGCACTGCACAATGCTTGCTGACTGGTCACGAGCTTCTGCACGGTGCCGCACATGCCGCATTCGCCCACGCCTCTATATGTCATTTTTCCGTTGCCTCCTTTCCGTTCGCTTCGATTGCGTCCAGCAGGTCGCATTCGGCGAGCATGAGATGTGCCTGAGCGTGAGTCATTGATTTCAGCGTCTGCGTGTCGGCGCCGGCCATCCAGCCGAGAGAACTCACCTTCGTCTCGAGCAGGTGGGTTTGCGTCGCGAGATCACGCAATCGTTCGTCAAGCAGCATGGTCATCGGTTTCCTCCTTGTTGAGTCGTGTTTCGATTTCAATACACAGGTCGATTGCCTGCTTCCAGCCGGTTTGGTAGCCGATGACGAATGCTTCGGCCGGACTGTCGTTGCCCAGCCCCGATGAGGCCAATGCGTCGAGGGCCTGTTGGGTGAGGTCAATCGGTTCGGCCATGGGTCAGTCCTCCCATTTGATGTCCTGGATTTCATGCAGCACCGCTTCGCAGGCGGTGATGAGTACGCTGAGCATACGGCGGCCGTGATGTCCTCTCCGGTCAAGGTTGAACAGGACGGGATGGCCTTGACTCCACTGGTCGATGCCGATGGAGGCGATTGGGATGGTTTCGACCAGATTGGTGTCAGCATCCTCACAGCGGTATTGGATGGTGACGGATTCTTTCATGCTTCCTCGCTTTCAGTCGTGTAACAGTTCGCGTCGAGCCAGTCGGCGATGACGCGGAAGTCCTTGGCCCATTGGATGCGGTTTTCCCGCTCCCGCTCGTCCTTGGGAGCTGGTTTCGGCTCATTGAGGTTGAGCAGTCCGTATTCGGGTTTCTTCAGATAGTGGCAGCGGGCGCGTCCGCGTCCCTTGCCGGCTTGCTTGTAGTTGATGAGCTGGAGTATGTGCAGCATCTCCAACGCCTTGGTCGGATCGAAGTTCGGGGTCTCAGAATCCGCATCGAAGCGCTTTCGAAGCTCGGGCGTGGTTCCCTCTCCATTGCCAAGCTCCCATGCGGTCGCTTCGATCTGCTCCCTGAATGTGAGTGCCATCTTCCGGTCTCCTTTCTGACGTTTTCTTGGTTGGGAACAACTAGTGTCGTTGACGTGCTTTTTTTGCTGTTCCGGAGGGCCGAGTCGCAGTTGTTCCCGCACCCACCCACACACGTAGTGTGGGTGGGGAGTGCTGGGAACAGCTGGACATCGCTACTCCAGTTGTTCCCGGAACAACTCGGAACAACTGGGAACAACGGGAACAACTAGATTTCGAGATGGTTTTCCTTATCCAATTCGTTCGCCTCCTCCCTGCTCATCCGGTCCACGAAAGCGTCCGATTTCGGGTCGTTCATCTGCCGGTATGGTCTGACGCTGGCGTAGATGTTCCGGTTGTTTCGTCCGGAGCGGTTGCTGATCCACTCGCCCTCGAGCAGCCGGTTGATGGCGGTGAGCACGGTGGTCTTCCGGGCGCTTGACCCGTCGTCCTTCAGCAGTTCGATGATCTCGGTCTGGTTCGGCTCCTCGGGCGCGTTCTCGACGATCCGGCTGATCTTCTCCATGAGCCCGGTTGGCCGTTCGAGGCCGCGCTGTCGCGTGGTTTCATCGCTGGGCATCATGTTGGGGCGTGCGATGGTGACGCGCATGAGTTTCGGATCCGTGCTGTTGATTTCGATGCGTGCGGCTTCGCGCAGGTGGCTGCCGTTGCTGCTCCAGTTGACGGCGCAATGCTCCTCGATCTCGCTGATGCGGTCCTTGCCTGATTTGATGACGATGGTGCCGCGCACGCCCTTGCCGACTGGTTTGGTCATGTCCACCGAGTAGCTGATGCCGTCGATGAGTGCGAGTTTCTGCATGCTGCCGCCGGCGTAGCGGCCCCGGTTGTCCTTGCTTTTGACGACGTGGTCGATGAGCACGACTGCTGGCCCACAGGCGCTGATGAGTCGTGGCATGGTGTTGTACCAGGCGGCGATGTCGTCACCGCTGTTGCTGTCGAGGCCGGCGTAGGCGAGGCAGCTGGTGACGCCGTCGATGATGGCCAGCGTGGCCGTGTCCGCGTAGTCGAGGGTTTCCTTCCAGCCGTCGAGGCTGGTGGGGCTGCTCGGCTTGGCGCTGGGCCGCACGTAGTGGAGATGCGTCACGATGGCTTCGCCGGTTACGCCGAGCAGCAGGAGACGTTTGACGACGTTGCGCGCCGAATCCTCATAGTCGATGTAGATCACGTCATGTCCTTGTTTGAGTTCCTGGGCGGTGGCGATCTGGGCGAGCATGCTTTTGCCGCAGCCGGGTTCGCCGTGCAAATCGTTGACCGCGCCCCTATAGAAGAGGCCTTGTCCGTCCTCGCGTTGGAACACGGTGGGCGTTGGCGGCAGTTCAATGCCGGAAGCGAGCTGGGTGAGGTCTTCGAACTGCCAGCTGGAGGAGGCGTTTTTACTTGCCTCGTGACTTTCCATTGAACCGTTTTGAACCGATGCGACGGGTGTTGAACCGGCTTGAACCGGCATTGTTCCAGTGTTTTGAACTGCTTCCGGGTGACTTTCCTCCATTTGACTCGCAGCCGCGTTTTGGGTGAGTTCGTCGAATTCGCCGGGCGTCATGCGTTCGATTTTCGACTGCTCGCACGGGTCAGTGTGGGATTGGATGCCGTTGACCTTCTCCATCGCGCCACTGAGAATGCTGGCCCATTCGCGTGCCGCCTCACGCTCCTTGCCCTGACGGTCGGGCGCGACCTCATTGATGAAGCGGGGTTTGAGCTGGTTGATGGCGTCGAGCGCGCCCCGATGCCCCTCCTGCGCGAAGTTGGCCAACGTCCAGACGGCCTGCAACGTGGTGTCGTGTCGGGAGCCTTTGCTCGCCGGGTTGGCGAGCGTCCTGTTGAGGAACGTGTTGACCGCCTTGCACATGCGGGCGTCGTATCCCCTCGGATTAGAGGCGATTGGAGTGGTCGACGGGTTTGAATGTGTCAGGTTCGCCATGCTGTCGGGTTTGCGCAGGTAGTCCACCCACTTCCATGGCAGTGTCGCCAAGTCGCTGATGTGGGGGAGCGTGCTGGCAACCCTGCCGCTGGGCGTGTACCAGCAGTACATTTCGCCGCTCGGGTGGATCGACGGCCAGACCACGGAATACCGGTGGCCGGGCTGCAGGATGTCGACCCCCTCGATGGCGCCGCCCTTCCACGCCAAGCCCTCGGGCACCTTGTAGAACAGGTGGCGTGCCGGCGAGTCGATGCCGTGCGACGTGCTGCTCCACGTGGCCGGCAATGCGCCCAGCTCCTGTGCGAGTTCGCTGATGCCTTTCGCCCCGTCCGCCTTGACCTGATGGCCCTGCTCCGCGTCGATGTCCAACACGAGCACGCCTTCTGGTATGACGATGCCCGTGTTCGCGTTCGGGGTCGCCTGAGACCAGACCTGTACTTGTTCGTCGGTGACGGGTTTGCGGCTGCGTCCCGTGAAACCGCTGGGCGGCGGGGTCTTGCGTCCTTCCGGCAATGGGATGACCTGCATCCAGCCGGCCGCACGATACTGAGGTGCGGCTGCTGCGTATCCGTAGATGTCGGCCATCCTCGAAACTCCTTTGACGTGATGTGAAAATGTGGTTGGTGCCGTGCACGCCTTTGCATTCGTGCCGGCCGCTTGGATACGGCTACGGCGGTCGGGACTGGACTCAGTCCTTGTCGGAATCCTTGCTCTTGTGCCAGCCCAGGAGCACGAGCCTCACGCTCATGAGCTGGAGGCTTTCCGAGTCGACGTCACAAAAACCGGCCTGGTCGGAGGCGAGGGAGTCCATGTCCTTCACCAGTTCGATCCACTGGTTTTGCAGGTGTTTCAGCAGTTCATCCATTAGAATTCACCTGTTTCCGGCATCTGTTCGGAACCCCCGTGGTATTGGGGTTGCGCCTGGTCGGTGACGGCGGTGACCGCTTCGACCGGCACGCCCAACAATGCGGCTATCTCCTGCGGGCTTTTGCCCACGGCCTTCAACTGGTTGACCTTCATCGGATCAGCCTGCTGCTGTGGCTGGCCGGGCTGTACCGGCTGGGCGGGTTGAGCCTGTGCCGGCGGGTTCCATGGGTCGACCGGAGCCGGCGCATATCCCTGATTCGGGGCCTGCATGGGCTGCTGTGGCGCGTACTGCTGCTGCGGGTATGCCGGCTGGGCTTGCTGCATGCCGGGCTGCTGGGGTTGGCTGCCGTTCACGAGATTGTTGACGCTGGACGCGGGTTCGATGTGGAATTCGAACACCTTCGGCGGTTGGGGCGCGTCGCCCCGCTGGCCGAGGCCCACGAATCGTTCCGTGATGGTGTCGCCCGGCTTCGGGATCTTCACGCCCGCCTGACGGCAGGCCTCGCGAAACGCCTTGATCTGGATGCCCCAGCCCTTGATCCAGAGAGAACGGCGGCCGTCGTCGTCATCCACGCTCGGGTCGCGCAACTGGGTTTGGATGATGACGTGGATCTGCTCTTTCGGACGCCCGTCGTTCCAGAACGCCGGCTGCTTGGTCTGGAAGTCGTTGACCTGCGTGGTCTCGATTTTCTCGATGACGCCGGTCACCGAGTCTCCGGGCTGGCTGTTCGCGCCGAAGTAGGCTTTGGCGCTGTTGCCGGCGAGCAGGTCGCCGAGCGAGCTCAACTGGGCGGGCTGACGCTGCTGCGGCTGATAGCCGTACCCCTGCTGGGGGTAGCCATACTGTTGCTGTGGTTGCTGACCGAACATGATCATTTTCCTTTCGTTATTCGGTGAACTGGTATTCAGGTTCAATCAATGGGATGAGCTGGAGCCATTTATCGGGCACGTCCGGCCACGGCTTCTCGTCGAACTCGGGGAGCGCGCTCATGTCGGGCCAGACCCGGCCCTTGCATGAGAAGCATTTGTCGGGCCCGGCCGCCGGCAACTGTTTGATCCAGCTGTCGCGCACGTCGGGGCCTTCCGCCTGCTCCACGCAGTCCATGAGGTTGACGAGCAGTTGGGCGCGGCTCAACGCCCATTTGCCGGGCTCCGGGTCGAACCTCGTCTCCCAGGGCAATGCGTCGCCGAGACTGGTCTTGTTGCGGGGCAGGAAGTAGATGCAGTTGCGCTCCACTCGTTCGCCCTCGTTCTGCAGGCCCATGCCGTAGAGCGACGCCTGTATCCGGTATTGTTGCGATGGGCCGTGGGCCTTGACCTTGGTGACGGTTGTGTTGCCGACTATCTTCCAGTCGATGGTGCTGCGGGTTTTGCGATCCCAGAGGTCGATGCTGCCGGTCACGTCGTAGCCGCCGTGCAAACCCTGCAACCGGCCTACGGTGACCCGGTACTCCGAGCGCCACCGTTCCACGAGCTCGGTCACGTTGTCCTCGCTCGTGTAGGGGAATTGGAACGCCGGCTCCCCGTTCAGGTCATAGAACATGGTTTCGAAATGCGCGTGGACGCACGTGCCGATGAACGGCAGCCAGCCCGGCGAACGGCGTTCCGGCCAGCCCGCCAGCTTCGCCGCCAGGCAATGCACGCAATCCGTGCCCAGTTCTGACGGGCCTATCTCACGCTGCAGTTCGCGCGGAGCGTTGGCGATATCCGCTTCGATGAGCTGGCGAATCTCCGGCCACAGTTGCGGCTCCTCCACGGTGCCGATTTTGGTTTTCGGAGTGACTGGCGGCTTGCCCATGCCGGGTGCCGACTGGGTCATGGGCGGTGTGTCCACTGGTATCGCGTCACCCTGCTGCTGGGCTTGTGCGACGGCCAATACCGCCTCATTCATGCTCACGGTTCTTCACCTCCTTCAAAAACTCGTTGATCTGTTTCTTGATGTCCGTGAGTGCGGTCCGGCTGAGCCGTGTGATGGCCACCGCCTCGTCCGAATTGTCGAAGCGCAGCGTGTAGGTGCGGTCGCCGTCCTTCGCGATGGTTACCGGCATGCTGCCGAAGGCCATCGAATGCACGGGGAAGCCGGTCTTGCCTTGCGTCTCCAGTTCGCGTATGGCCTTGTGGATGCGTCTGGCGACGGTGAGGCCCAGCTCGTCGAGCCGTTCGGAACGGATGACGTACAGGTCGTCGGTCAGCTCGTTGCCGTCCTCGTCACGCAGGTCGTAGTCGGCGATAACGCTTTCCACGATCTGGGCGATGCCCAGGCTGGACAGTTCCGCGCTCATGAGACCACCACCATAGGCTTGCCGCTCATCGCGTAATCGGCCACCGCGTCCGCCGACAGCAGCTTCTCCAACTGGCTGAGCGGGCGCGGCCGCAACTGGTAGGCTCCGGGATACTTGGTGGCCGGGTAGGCTTTTTCGAACGTGCCGGCGTTGATGCGGCGCGCGCCCGGCTTGACCTGCACCTTCAGGTTGCCGGCCTGGTAGGTGCCGACCGGATGCGAGTCGAGAATCAGGGATTTGAGATTGTCGATTTCCTCCTGTCGGCTGGCGATCTCGGCCTGCAGTTCGACGATGCGCGCCGCCTGCGCGGCGAACAATCCTTGGCGCAATTCCCCGTCCGGGTTCACGGCCTCTGTGTTTTCAATGGTTGATGGAGTCATTTGATGTGCCTTTCACGATGATTTGGGCGTAGGTGGGATACCACGCCGTCTGATGCTTGGTCTGGTTCGTGTGCCGGTTGCAGCAGGTGACCGCCTCGTCCAGTCCGGTGGGCTTGCCGAGCGGCCCGCATGTCCTGCAACGCGGCATCCAAAGACGCCGGTCAGGCATCATGCGAGTCCTTGCAGGTGAGGCGCAGTCCGGCGATGACGTCCGCCGAAGCGTCCGGGTTGCGCAGCAGCTTCGACACGGCGGCACCCTCCTTGACGGTCAGCTGGGCGATCGTGATGGCCGACGTGACGGCCGTATGCTGCTCGTTGGTGAGCATGATCTTGTCGGACAGCAACAATTTGGTGGCCTTGTCGATGAACGTGCTGGCCGCGTTCGTGATGCCGTTCGCCGTCGGCACCAAAGCCGCCAGTTCGAAACTCAGATCCTCGTCCGACACCAGCGCCTGCTGCACCATACGCGGCTCGTTGATAGGCTTGCTCATGATTGGTCTCCTTGCTTGTTCGGCTCCCATTCCGGGAGCGGCTTGATACGGATAGAGAGGTGCGGCTCGTACTCGTGCCCGCAACACGTGTAGGGGTCGCCGCTCTTGCGCTTCCGGTAGCGGCCCTTCGACCCGTAGACCCATAGGTCGGGCATCCGCTTGCTGGCGTGGGATTCGACGACCTGCGCGTCATCCACGTAGGCGACGCCGTTCAATGAATCCAAAACCAGCTTCAGCAGGTTGTCGAGGTCGGGCCGACCCCTATGGCTCATCCAGAATTCGGCCTCCAACCTGACCGGGCACTGGTATGGTTTCGCCTGCGGGTATTTCAACCGGAATTCGGCGAACAGGCGTTCCTCCGCCCTGACGGTGCGTTTCGGAGTGATCGCATGCCCGTTGTAGACGCGGGGCCTGCCCTTCGGCACCGGGTCGCCCGGCAGACAGAGCGTGAACTCACTTGGCTGTTCCATCGCCGCCCCACTTCAACAGGATTCCCACGAACACGAGCGGCAATACGACCGCCAATGCGAGCGAGCCGGTTATCATCCACTGCGGCGTACCCACCGGACTTGGGATGCGACTATGCGTGCCGGCGAAACCGACCAGCCAACCCTCGCAGAACGTGAGAGCCAGTAATACGGCCGATTTCTGCCCGTCCGTTAACCTCGGCCGTGGTCGGCGCATACGCTTCTTTTTGCGCAATGCTTCGATGCTCATTCCGCAACCTCCTTGCGCTTGCGTTGGATGGCACGCAGCAGGGTCAGCGACTGGCTGAGGATCATCGACGCCTCGAACGCCAACGGGTTCTCACCCAGCTCGAACAGCGCGTGTTCGAGCGAACCTGCAGCGTCATGCACGTCACTGGCCACATCGACGGCGTGCTGCCACTGATCGACCGGATGGAACAATCTTTCCTCCACGGTGTCCTTGTCCGGATCGCACACCGGACAATCGCACTTGCCGGTTTCCGGCTGGCGCGTCTCCTCGTCCAACTCCTTCTCCAACTCAGCCTCTCCTCCCTCAAGCAGCCGCTCCATGAACTCCTTGAATGACATTCCCTTCGGGATCTCGACGCCGATGGCGTGGATTCCGCTAACCTTGTTGTTTGACATCACTTGTCTTCCTTTCAATGTGATTGGTGATGTTGGTGCCGGCGTGAACCTTGGACAGTGCGACGCCGGCACCTTTTCTCCCGGTTTCGAATCCGGGAAACCCTTATTCGCCATGGACCAGCTCCCTGCGGGTGATGGCGCACCTGTTGTTCCGGTAGTCGATGACCTCGCGTGGATCCCACACCAGCCGACGGCCGATACGCTTCGGAGCCGGCGGGTATTTCCCGCCCCACCGGTCGTAGCAAGACCAGATGTAAAGAGTGCTCTTCGAAAGATTCAGGAATTCCGCCACCTTGCCAATGGGCCAACCGTCCTGTGCTTCTATCTGCTTGGACATGATTCACCACGCTTCTTGGCGAGCAGGCCGCGCCAGTCCACGGTCGACGCCCACTCGAATACCCGCAGGTAGTCCGCAAAAAAACGCGGAGAACATCGATGGAATCCAGATAGGAGTGCAATACGTCCTTCGCTTCCTTCAGGTCACCGAACGTCCATTCGCTCCAATCGGGATAGAACGAACCGGTCACCCCGTCGAACGTGGAATACGTCAGGTCGAACCACAAGTCGAACATAGGAACCTTCGCTTTGAACACCGTCAGGAACAGGTCGGCCTCATCGTTCGGATCACATACCAATTCCATGGGGAAGGAATGTCTGTAAGAGTCCGACACGATAGGGTGGGTGAGAGATAGACGAAGATTTTTCTCAGGGAGAGCGCCGGCCATCACGCACCCGCTTTCTGACTGAGCTCATCCCATGCCCGGTCAAACAAGGGGCGATCTTCTTCCGTGTAGGCGTAGACCTGAATGATGTGACCGTTCGGCAGTGTCAGATCAGCGCGTTGTGGGTCTCGACCGTTTCGCTCTCGATATGCGGCCTTGAGCTTCTTGCCGAATGTGCCACTCTTCGATCGCAGCTGCTTGGCGCTCAGATTCTTCTCCCGTAGATAGTCCTGTGTGTACAGGGGACGGGTCTTCGGGTCGAGCTCAGGTAGTTCCCCCAATTCCCGTGCGATCACGATGCGCGTCTTCGCTTCGAGGAAATCCGGGTGGACGATGCCCTGCGAAGCCTTCAACAGTTCGACTTGCATCATGCGCTCATGGTGAGCCGCCTCAAGCAGGTGTTGCGGACGCTGCACCTCGTATCTGCCGGTGCGCATTACGGTCGGCACTAGTTCGTGGTTCACCCAACGCTGGAACCGGATGACCATGTTGCGCGTGGCCTCGTCCTTGACTGCGCCGGGGCGGCGATTGTTCAAGGCGTGGATCAGGCCGGGCAGCGTGATGACGCTCATTTCTTGTTCTCCTCCAAGGGTGGGCACAATGTGCTTACCCTTTTCATCGGAGTCAAGATTGCGCAACATGTCCTTCGCGCTCTCGTATGCGAGTTTCTTCGCGATGGGGCTGGCGACGAACACCGGCTCGTCGGTGTTGCAGTCCAGTGCGGTGACCTCCGTATCTTCGAAACGAAGGGTCTGCAATGCGTTGCTCATTTGAGACCACCGTCCTCTGCTTCCACGGTTTCTACCTGTTCAATGCTTTCGATGTTGTTGAATGGAACGATTGTCGTAAGGGGTCCATCGGAGGAAGCCCCGTCTTTGTCGAGCCATTGGACTTCGTAGAACGCGAAGCCGACGCCGGGGAGGACATCCACGTCAGCTGCGAACAGCTGACGGTGCCCCTTGAACCCGGTCTTGAGCAAGGTTGCTACGCAGGGGAAGTTGTCGCTCCACCATGAGGGGAGGTCGAGGGTTTCGATTTCCTTGTTGTCGGTTAGAATGGTGTTGTTCATTTGAACCTTCTTTCATTTGATCTCGGCATCCGTGGCGGATGCCTTTTTTATTTCCTTGCTGTCTTCGGTCTCCACCGTGTTTGCAGTCAGCCAATCTTCGATGTCGCTTTGTCGGTACAAAACCGTTCGCGGCGTCGCTTGGATGTAGCGGGGGCCTTTCTTCTGGTAGCGCAGCTGGGCCAGATGATTGGGCTTGAGCCCGTAGTTCTCGAACACCTCCTTGGGGCTGAGAGTCGGACTCATAGCAATTGCCGGCATTATCAAAACCTCCTTTCACAAGTTGTCGTTATGAGAACGTGATTAACAAGATAGCACAGAGTTTCAATATGACAACTTGTATTTTGCCTTTTGGCGTGTCGTGTTGTTAAATTGAGAACATGAGAATTAATGAAGCCATCTACGCTTATATAGATTCAATGAGAGCCGCCAAAGGCTTGACGTTGGATCAAATCGCGACTGAAGCGAGACGCTATGGAGCGACTTGGACACCGGGATTCATTTCGGGCATGAAAAGAAATGCTTCTGCAGCCTCATTGTTCAACATGCTGATTCTTGTCAAGTCATTGGAGTCGCTGACGGGGAAGCCTCTTGTGCTCTCCGATCTTTTTCCCGGAGAAGGAGAAATTAAACTAGACGGAGGGGGTTCGATCAGTAGAGAGGAACTCCGCAAGGCGCTGAATGGAAATCATTTTGAATTATTAGGAATTCCGCCCAAAAAAATGTCTGACGATCCGGTGATACAGCAGCTTAATCAGGCGTTGCTGAATTCTATTCCGAACATCATGGCAAAAGTGTCAGAATATCTAGTATCGACAGCGCTTAACGGACCAAGCAAGATACGTAATGAGATGACTCATCATTCTCCCACGTTATCCGAACAAAGAGCAGCTGACAAAGTCGGTATTACAGCACCTGCCTTTGCCGCAATCTGTCTTCTGCGATATGGTCGTTTTCTTGATGAGGAGACTGCGCGACGCGCTGGGCAGAATTCTTCGCCGCAAAAGCGAGGACGGGAGACCCGTGGAGTCATAGAAGAAATTGATTTGTGCATTGACCATATGATTAACGATGGGCCAATTGGTTTTCCTGCTTTGCGGGATAGCAACTCCACCGATTTAACAACTCATGATGACGAGCAGTCTCGTGTGGCTGAGACTCTCAATAAGCTCAGGCGCGGCGATCTCGATATCGCCGCCTATGAGGACGAGCACAAGTTTGATGGCGATGGAGACGACCCCGCATGACGGATCCGCTCCCGTTGTCGCCGCGCATGAGCTACGGGCAGATGCGCATGGCCCTCTATCAGGTCGCGCCCGACCTGCACGTGGCCAGCGCCCGTCTGCCCGGCAAATTGGACGGCGTCTACTGCCTGTCCACGAACACCGTGCTCATCGACCGGCGCATCACCTACACGCGCAAACGCTGCGCCCTCGTCCACGAACTCGTCCACTGGCAACACGGCGACGACACCAGCAACGGCTGCCGCGGCGGCAAACTCGAACAACGATGCAGACACGAGACCGCGATACTGCTTATCAACCCGGCCGAATACGCTTTGGCCGAACGTATGTATGACGGCAACCCGTACCAGATAGCCGCCGACCTCAATGTCACCATCCAAATCATCCAGGATTATCGACAGTGGCTACATGACAACGTGACTGTATAGGAAGAGGATGAAATGAAGAAAACGATTACACTTCTATGTTGTATGGCTATGGTTGTGTCCTTGGCCTCTTGCGGGGAACCCGCGCCATTGACTGAAGGACATGTCCTTACCGCATGTAAACGTCAAGCGAAAATCGAAGCGCCCAAAGGTTTTTACTACAAGCTCAGCAATGTGGATATAACCGATAATGATGATGGAACTATTCGCGTTATCTTCAACGATGCAACGGTTAATCAGTCTGTAGTCCAGACGGTCGTGTGTGACGTTGGAGGAACAAATGACCGGCCGTCGATACTGACATTTGGAGATATTCGCGGATTGAACAACGAGTCAGACAAGCAGGACACGAGTGAGCAACTAAAACAGCAGTCCGGAGAGAAATCTGGAGAGACGGCTTTTCTTTCCGCAACTGTAAAGATCATCGATGGTGATATTCAGATAAACACGAGCGGCAAAGTTGAATATAGTCCGCTGATTACCGTTTATTCCGTTACTGGCGATGAAGCCTCGTTCCTCCCGCTCGGGAATGATGCTAATACCATCGTGAAAGCAGACGGAAGCAAAACATCGATTTCTTCTTCCGACTACACATGGAAGTATGACCAAAAAGGTGATGCAACATTCAGTATCAGCCTTAACCCTGCCGAATATATGGGGATAAGTGACCCTATCGACAGAGTGGAGTTGGCCGCATATATGAGGTCAGCAAAACGCACAATAGGCAAAAACATCGTATTGAATTTCGATTAGAAAGAATTGCCCTATCGGTCTTGCACACCGATAGGGCGGTTGAAGAATCCAGCTAGTTCAAGAAAGGAGGACGCTTCGCCTACCTATCATAGCCGATAGGCCTGGCGGAGCTATACCCGAAATGTCAGAAGAACGCGAGTGTGCTGCCGAAGTAGTTTCCGCGCTCCTGCGGGGTAAACTCCAGGGACAGCAGATGGTATTCCGGGTCGTCGGGATCCGGCCCCTCGTCCATGAATCCGAATCGTGTGAACAGGTCCATGCTGGGCTTGTTGCGCGGATCCACCTGGGTGAGCACGAGTGGCGTGCGGTTGAAACGCCAGGCATCGTCACGCAGGCGCACGATAACCGAGGAGAGCAGAGTGTCTCCGAGATGTGTGCCACGCACCTTCAAAGCGGTGGCGATATACGAGATCTGGTAGACGCCCTCATGCTCATCGGTCGTTTCCACGGCTACGCCGTATTCGCAGAAGCCGACCACGTCATCATGCAGGGGAATATCTCCGGATACGACAAGAAGCGTGCGCATGATCCCCTTCGGGGTCTTGCGCACGCTGAGGTCACGTATGTAGCGTTGCGGGTCCATCGCCCATTCGGGGCCTCCAGGTTCACAGCACAGGAACTGCCTGAGGGCCGTCTGATGGTCTCTGGAGCATTCGCGCTCAATGACGAGCTTCAGACCCATCGATGGTTTCCTTCCGGGCCTTTGCCCTGCGTTCCATGTAATGGCGGGCGCTGCGGGTCAGCTTCATCCATTTCTCGTCCACGGCGTTGCGTGGCTTGCCGTCCTCGGGCGGCACGTATGCCGGAATCGGCTTCACGCCGGTATCGGTCATGGTCAT